AAGAGCCGCCTTCCACAATAGCTACGTTAGTTACAACACCAGAGCTATTAATGCTTATATCCGCTGTGCATCCGGTGCCCTGTCCACCTGTCATAGCAACGCTATAGTAAACACCGGGTACGTATCCAGAACCGCCTGTTGTTAAACTAAATGATGTTATAACGCCCTGTACTATTGATGGTGGGTAGTAAAAATAATGAAGTTCCGCGGTGTAGTTTTGGTCTGGGGTAGGCCCTAATATAAAGCTCAAATCGTTAATACTAGAAATCTGTGACCCAAACAATGCGTAATATTTTGGAGTGCCTTGCACGCTCGGGTTAGGGTAAGACTCACGAATAAAGTTAACGTCTTTATTTAGCATATACGTGTAATTACCTGAACTATCAATTACCGCTATTGAGTAAGTAGCTAAAAAATCATTTGGGCATGAAAGGTATTGGTTAGCAGCTGTTAAAGTACCTGTTACGTTCTTACGCAAAACTGGAATCTGAACTGTGTTGTAGATTCTGTCTTCAGCTTGCGTAATAAAAGTATTGATTTGCTGTGAACTTAACGCATTAACAGTAGTTGAGTCATCTGCACCAAGAAAAGACGTAGTTGGAAAGTCGTTTTCCGTGTATGTCTTTATGGTGTTTAGAAGCGTTGTATAGTTCATTTGGGTTTACCCTATATATGACACTTAGGCCATTGGTCCGCGTGATGTGAAGCCTTTAGTAGCAGCGCCAGATCCACGTTGCTTAATGCCGTCAGTTTTAACTCCAGCTGAAGGGCCTTTAGTTACGTTGCCGTTAGAGATTTTCATATCGTTCATATAGCTTGAGCCATCTTGTGTAGACTCGGCGGGTAATCCTCCGCTCACTGGGTTTCCGCTCATATCATGTGGAGTAGCGTACTTTTCAGCTGGTAGCGTATTCTTGTTGTTACCGACTTTAATCGCTGGGCTGTTTTTGCTTGTTGCTGGTGTCATCTTAGCCATGATTACTTTTTCCCCATTTGATTGGCGATGCGAGCTTCATTACGGCCCATCTTCAGCAAAGATTCGTTGGTTACTGACTTAGAACCAGTTTTACCTTTCATGCTTTGAATGCCTACACTTGAGCCTGAATCACCTAGGTTTTTACCCTTAGTCTTGCCCTTACTTTCAATTCCTGTATCTCTTGCCATTTTTGGCTCCTTAACTAATTGTTACACTATTAACTACACCTTTGGCCGCTAAAGTATTTTGGGTTAAACCAAAGTCATACTTCATACCAACAGGGTTCCAACCCCATTCAATCTGCCTACTACCGCCAGCTGGAAAACCGTCAGCATCTAAGCCTGATTGTACATAACTTAAGTCTCTACGTGGCTCACGAACTGCTTGTGGGTCATTAATAGGGTACATACCAAGTTGCAACTGAGGCTGATCAGGGTCCCAGCAGGTAGGACAGACTTTTAACTGATAAGGCTTAGTCTTGATAATTTCAATCTTAAGGTCTACCAGCTTATATCTAAAAGCACACCGATCACACTCGGCAATCGCATATTTACCTGATGCAAACTTATTAGGCATATTCTACCCTAACCGCCGCCCAAAAACATCCTGCGGGGTACAAATCTAACAGGGGCTTTCTCGCGGTCTTCTTCAGCAGCTAACTGGAACTGCTGTTCATAATCTTGCTTCAAACCTAAAATACGTTGTGGGTCTACTCCCGGGAGCTTAACAGATAAATAATAAGCCAATCCCGCAACCATCGGGGGGATAAACCTGAACGGTATATCGCCGACATTAACACCCGTGCCAGCGTCTTGAACGCGGCGTAATCTCCAGTAAACAAACTCATATGGGGTAGATCCATCTGGCGTTGGCCAAACAGTAACCGCTGGAAGATTTTGAACATAGATAGAAGCGCCGGGAGAATGGGCAGATGCAGTTGTATTGTTTTGACCACGAACGCAAGCATTGAGCGTATTGCCCTGAATGTTGCCGTAAAGAATTACTTCATTGTCAATTTGAATAAAACCGGTTGCTGCTAAGTTTACTGTAGAAGTAAGTGTGAGCGTTGTATCTGTAGCTGCTGCTGCGCTTGCTAGGGTGTACGTAGTGGCATTTGTTTGGCCGGACATACGTTGTATCCAGACTTGGATTGGGCGCCCCTGAGCGAGCTTATTTGGGATCGTAGCATAGGTGGATACACTGATGCGCGAGATAGTAATATCTGTTTGATTCGAAGTGTTATTAGCGTTTGTGCGAATTTGATGCTCAAGTAAATCAATCGTATCTGTTGGCAGCGCATATGTGTTTTGACCTTGCACTAAGTTAATAGTACCCTGCTCAATAGTCCACATGTTAATACCGCGGTTTGCCCACTCTATTGTTAATAGGTTTAGGCTTCTTCGTGCCGTACGGTAGTCATACCCAGTACGCAGCTCTTGACCACAACGCTCGAAAGCGTCTTCGAGCATGTCATTCAAATCTAAATTAAATGACGTAGTGCCTGATGTGTACTGGGTAGTTGACATTACTTAATTTTTCCGTAACCACGTGTAGCTAGTTTACCTGCAACTTTTCCACCTTTTTTCATAGCTGCTGGGGAAACTGTTGGGGATGAGCCCGCTAAAGGTTTTGATTGTGTAGGCGATGAAGTCAACGTAGGAGTAGGTACAGTTTGCACAGTCTGCATTGCAGAGCTACGTGGATTCGCTTTTCGTGAAGCTAACAGTAAAGGGCTGGGCATTATTTTGCTTTCTTTTTAGCTACTTTTTTTACCGGTTGTTTTGTCGCTGGCTTTTTTGTAGCAGTTTTGCGTACATACTTGCGCTTTGGCTTCACCGGTTTTTCTACCGCTTCGCTTTCTACAGGGAAAGGCCAAGACGAGCAAACAGCTGCTTCAAAACTAACTTCTTCAACAGGCTTTTTAAACAAGCCCAAAACCCAAGAAATTATGCTCATTTTTTAAACCCCTTAAGGGTTTCCGCAAGCCTAGCCCGCTTACCCTCGACACCGGGTTTCTTTGTTGCTGCAGCTAGTTTGCTTGACGGAATCTTTTTGTCTTTTGCTACGCCCAATTCTTTTTTCAAAGCGCCGGGTTTCTTGATTGCGTCAGCAATCCAGTTCTTTTTAACCTTACCACCTTTTTTCATGCCATCATCTTTACCCAAACGGTCTGTACCGGTTGGGCTTGGTTTCATACTAGAGCCAGCCATTATTTTTTCCTTTTCATTTGTTTTACCGCCGAGATTTTACCGCCTTTTTTCTTACCTTGAAGAAAATCTGCCTGCCCTAAAGAAGCGTTATATGCGTCTCGCTGGGCTTGTGTCATTGATGCTGGATCAATTTGCGCCACTAATGTTGCATTGGGGTCTGCGCCTGGAGTTGTAGAGCTAACCTGACTTTGGCCATCCGCACCGCTGAATTTTTTTACGGCCTTTTTTACAGCACCACCTTTTCTAAGCAGCACTGCTGATTTACCATCTTTAGGAATTTTATTAGGGGCAATAGCCCCCATTCCACGAGAGGCTTTCATTACTTGCCTTTAGCCATTCCGCCGCCGCACATTTTTTCTACGTGGTCATCGTGAATCATATGACCAGCAGCGTGCTCACCAAAAACTTCTGCATGTGGCTTGTGGCCAGATGCGTGCATTTTTAATGCTTTAGCCATTGTTTCGTGCTTAATGTTTTCTACGCCTGTTTCTAAGGCTGGGTGATCGTTTTTCATACCATTTTTCCTTTGGTTAAACCTTTAGATGCAATACCACAGCCCCTTACAGAGCCACCTTTTTTAAGAGTGATTTTAGTACCTTTGCCACCCTTGTGTTCTTGAGCATCATGCTCTTTGAACGCTTTCTTAATCATAGCGATGTCTTGCTTTTTATCTTTAGCTTCTTCCATGCGCTCTTCTGATTTCGATTCTTTATCAATCATACCGCCCTCTTTCTTTCCTTGATATTTTTTGAGCGGCATATTTGGAACATTCTTTTTGTAACCAAATTCGCTACCCATACGAGTCTCGTGTTTATTAACCATTTCTTCACTGCCCATTGTAATGCTTGGGCTACCACCTACACCAAATCTACGGCCTTTATCTGCTTCTAAAAAGTCTTTACCAACCGAAGGTTTAATACCAACCTTCTTAGCCATCTTGGGGTTATTAGCCACCATAGCCATAAAATTGTGTTGTTTTTTAGATACACTAGGCACGAGTCTTACCTCGTTGTGCAATACCATCGTGATGGCGGAAAGTTTTTACCTTGCCCCCCTTACTGTAAACTGGTTTGGCTTGAGTTACTTTTGGGCCTTCGGTTCCTGATGGCGCTTGGTTACGTTTCATCTGCTCGACTTTATCACTAACATCACTCCAAAGGTGGTTTTTATTGGCCACATCGCCAGCCATATTACCAGCCATCAAAGCTGCTGGCACGCCCAAAGCAAACGCTCCGGCTTTTTCGAGCAAATCTTTATCTTCGTCTTTCATTATCTACTCCAAAAACCCTGAAACAAATTTGCCAAGATAGCACCGATTAAAGCAAAGGCACCGCCAACCATCATCATAGTTTTCCAACCGCCATGCGCATGAGCCAAGGTCTTTTCAATAGACTGAATTGCTTCCTTGATCTCTTGCATTTCTTTAACCATTTTATCCATATCAAGCTGTAAATGTTGGATATCGTTAGCATGGGTTGCTAGTTCTCGGGCTGTTGAAATAGGGTCTATATCGCTCATTTGCAGTTCCACCGTTTTAAACTAGCAGCCTTCCTTGTAGGCTTACCGTTTTCATCTTTCATCGGGCCGGGCATACCAGACATCCTTGCACAGAACGACTTCTGCCTAGCACCACCTTGAGGTTGCGGAGCCTTTAAATTAGACCCCGTTTCCCTGTTGTACTTCGCACGGCCTTTGGCAGTAAGACCAGCCCCTTTCGAGACTGGAAGCTTCTCGCCTCTACCGACAGCTAGAGAGGGGCCTTTTTTCTTAGCCATACTGAATAGTTTGGAAGTTAATATTAGTCTGAGTTACGTAAACACCGTTTCTTGCTAACACGCCTTCACCCGAAAAAATAACTTGGAATGGTTGAACTGCGGTGCCTGTATTGTACCCAGCCATCCAACGTCCAGTTCCAGAATATATACAAGCTGTACCAGTAGCAATCGTTCCAGAGTTAATATCCGTAATTGTAAAAGTATTAGCATCTACAACAGTAATTACATAGTTACCTGCAACTGGGGATACACCGCTAGCTGGGCTATAAGTAATACCTACATATTGCCCTGTTGTTAATCCGTGGGCTGTCGAAGTTACTGTGATTGTAGAACCTGAACGGCCGTAAGTGGCGCTAACTGGAGCTGTAGTGGTATCAAACAAGTCAATACCGCCGGCTGTACCGGTACCTAAATAAATTAGGTTTTTAAGGCGTACGCGCCCATTTACAGCAAAACCGTTACCGCTAAAATGGGCCGACTTTATATCATATTGCATTGTCATAATTAATCTCCTAAATTTTAAAAAAGGGCGGTGTTGAGGACACTCGTTTAAGCGCAACTACCTTCAGCTGTGCGCCCCGTTTATTCGATTAATTAGTCAAAGTTACCGTATGGGTAAGCAGTTGTAGAACCGATTGAACCATCGAGCTGTGTATAACGAACTGTGATGTAGGCTTGACCAGCTGTTGGGCCACCAGTCATACCTGTGCCGTTAATAGCAAAAGTAAATACAACTTGTGACAAGAGGCTTGGCTCTGGAACGTTAGTAATATCGGCAGTTGTGGCTTGCCATGCAGCTAATTGAGTAGCAGTTAAAGTGATTGCGTTACGGCCGGTAGCCAAAGTAGCAACAGAACCGTACTGAGCAGCAGAGCTAGTAGCAAAGCCGTTGGAAATATATAACGAAGTGCTGGTTGCACCAGTTTGGGTAGGAACAACACCAACGTCAACAATTAAGTCTTCGATACGTGAGCCAGTTGGTAAATATGCTACAAAACCACGATAAACTGCAGTAGCGCTATCAGCTGTTGGGGTAGCCGCTACAGGAGGGTATACAGTAGAAGAAGGTGTGTAAACAACAGCATTGTTGTTAGGGATAGCGTTCGAACCAACGAATTGGCCAGAAGAACCAGCGTAACCGGCAGTATTAGCGGTTGTGTTTGTAAATGTTAAAGAAGCGAATTGGGCCATAGCTGCGTAGCCAATGTCACGCAAAGCACCAAAACGAGTAGAGCCGGCTAAAATTGGACCGGAAAAAGTAGAACGTGACATTATCAATATCCTTATGCAAAAGAACTTACACCAATCGTTGCATCGTCTGCTGGGGCAGTGGCGGTGTAAGCAATCACCCAGTTAGTGCTAGTTTACACGTTTTTAACTTTTGTGCAACAGTTTTTAAGTAAAATAAGACAAAACAACAAATAATTTTGGGGGGCTATGGAAAATGAAATTCACAGTAAGAAAAGTAGACATAAGAGATCCAGCAATTCAAAGCCTCCTTCTTTTCCTCCAGAGAAAAATTCTTCCATCGGATCAACCGTACGAACCGACGAGAGGCCATTGGTGGATAGCTTATGCCGAATGTGGGAAGCCTGTCGCTTTTGCGGGTCTGGTGCGCTCGACGAAATGGACCGATACCGGCTACTTATGTAGAGCTGGTGTGATGGATGGGTTTACTGGACACGGTTTACAAAAACGTCTTATACTTGCACGAATCAAACAGGCTAGGAGTTTAGGATGGAATTGGCTCATTACCGATACAACAAACAATCCAGCGTCATCAAACTCGCTTATCAATGCGGGGTTCAAAATCTATATACCCGCAAACAAGTGGTCGTATCGTAACGCAATCTATTGGAAATATAAGGTAAACCAAGATGCCGTACAAAGACGAGAACGTAAAAAAAGAGTTTCACAAACAACAGAGCCGTGAACACTATTTAAGAAACCAAGCTGAAATAAAGACTCGCACTGCGGAAAGAAAGAAAAAATTTAAGGAAGAGTGGGCGCAATACAAAGCTACCCTGGCTTGTACGAAATGTGGGTTTAGCCACCCAGCCGCTCTTGATTTTCACCACGTAAATCCAGAAGAAAAAGAAGGAAACATACACCGCTTCCTATCAAATGGGCAACATACTAAACTAAAAGAAGAACTAAAAAAGTGTATTGTGCTTTGCGCTAACTGCCACAGGCTTCATCACTACAACGAAAAAAACCCCCCGGGGTGAGCATTGTTAAGAGGCTTGGGGGGTGTTGTTATTACTTAGTTACTTCTTCAGCGTCACCAACGGTAAATGCGGATTCAACTGCGTGAACTACTTTATCTACAATTGCTTCTTCAGCTGGCGCTTCTACTACTGGGGCAGCTTCAACAACTGGTGCGGCAGGTTTAGCTGCAACAGCGCCATCATCAAAAGCTACTGTACTGGATTTAATTTGAAAACTGTCTTCCATTTACTTCTCCTAAACTTTATTAGACTTCTTTAAATTTTCCTCTTGGGTAATAACACGCAGATTCCAAGGAACGTGTAATCCACAAACATTAACCCCATGTAACGGTATTATATGATCAACTACATATTGTTCGCCAGTAGTTTTAGTCATAGTGATAGCGATTTGGTATAGCCCCATTATTTCGGTTTTTTGTTTATAAGTAATCCACGATGGGGTTGCGTCTCTAAACCTTCGGCGGCGAAGACTTGTAAGTGTTTTGTATAAATCTGGATTTTCTTCTTTATATTTTTTCTTATACGCTTTTTTCTCCTCTGCAGGCCTAGCTTGAGCGCGTGCAATTACCATAGCCCTATTACGCTCGTAGTAGCGGCGCCCGGCTTCTTTAGCTGCTTCCGACTTTGGCTTAAGACTTCGTTTGGCGTTGTCTTTTATCCACTCCTCCTTTAAACACTCTGTGCAAGCAGCTCTAAGGTTACGTAGCGCTTTGTGCCCACGTATACAAGGCTGCCCTGTTAGGTAATATTTGCCACCTGTTTCTCTAGCTTCCTTGCGGGTTTTAGGATATTCCACGGTACCTCCTGAGTTACGATACAGGTAGTATAGCATAAACAAAAAACCCCGCCTTGTGAGCGGGGTCTTGTACTACTAAGCCCTTGATTCTATTAGAAAGAACCTGAAGAACCCCATACGCCCAGTGGATCACTCCAACCAAACGAGTAACGCTCACGGGATTTGTAGCGTACATTCCCGGTGTCAAAATCCCCGTCCATTGAATTCTGGAGAGGAGTACGTTCGAACATTTTCAAACCGTTAGGAACATCAGTCAACAAGAACCATGCATTTACGTCGGTCAAGAAGTGGTTAACTGTGTAACCTTCTGGAACAGCGCCGTTGTTCTTAATTGCATTGATATCGTTGTTGTTTGTGCCAACGCGGAGGTTAGTCTCGAGCAAACGAGTAGCAACGAACATCAATGAAGGAGGAACAACTAACTTGCGTGGCTTAGCTGCGATCAAGAGACCGCGTTCATCAGTCCAAGCTGCGATTTGAATCACAGCTGCTTCCAATGAAGTTTCGTTCAAGTCAACAGGAGTTGTAGGAGCGTTGTAGTTAACACCACCAGAAACTAGTGAGTGACCTACAGCAGTACCTGAGCTGTTAACACCGAACAAAGAAACGTTATCACCACCTAAGTAAGAACCGTTGAAACCGTTGTTGAGAACGGAAGCACCTTTAACTTGCTTGGTGTATGACATGGCGCGAGCCAATGCTTTAGTGTAACGAGCAGACAAGCTGTCGTACAAGTTATCTTCAATCGCTTCTTCAGTGATCGAGAAACCTAAAGCAATAGTTTCATGTGAGTAGCGTGCAGTGAATGCTTCTTGTGCTGTATCGTAAGAAATAGCACCGCCTTCATTCTTAACTGGAGCTGCGGAGAAACCAGAGAGTTTGGTTTCTTCTTCGAATGAACGCTCAGAGCTTTCGATTTCAAAAAGTTCTTTGTGTTCTTCGCCGTAGCGCTTGTACTCTAATCCGAACAATGCGTTCAGTCCTGGGAGCAACTCTTTTAGGAGCTGCGAGCGTGAAATAGCCATTATTTAGCTCCTTTATTAGTTAGTTGTACCAGCAGACTGATAGTACTGATGCACGCCAAAGTTTAATTTAACGATGCAATCGGTATATGCGTCACCGGGGTTAGATGGGAAATTGCCGCCGAAAGTAGAGCTGGAGTTAACCAAGTCAACAATCTTAACAGCCAATGCATTGGTGTTAGCGATAGTAGCTGACAATGCAACTAAAGAGTTACCAGAAGTTGTATTACCAGTTGCGCCGCCTGTACCAGCTGCAAAGTTTGCCAATGCAACAGTCTTACCAATAGAGCCATAGCCAACAGAACCTAAGCTTTGAACTTGGTAGAGTTGATCTGGGTCTTCGATAACACGGATAAAAATGTTAGTGTAGCCAGCTGTAACAGCATTAGCAGGCAAGTACTCAGCATACAAAGGATAGCCGAGTTGCTGGCCAGATAACTGGTAGCGAACACCAACGCAAACACCAGCGATACCAGCAGAGCTAGTAGTTGGTGTAGAAGTTACAACAGTAGGTTGTCCAGCTGCAGACGCGCCTAACTGCACCAAGTCGCCGGTAAAAATAGCGGCGCTATTGTTTGTGGTCAACAAATACTCACGGATTGTTCCGCCAGTAAAGGATTGACCGCCGATCAAACTGACCGGTTTAAGCCCGTACGGGGCCGATACTGTGCTCATAAAAAGCTCCTTAGATTAGAAATTATTTACTGCCATTTCCAAAACCACCACGGCTTGTTGAACTTTTACGCTCGCTAAACAGAGGCATTCTTGGATCGTTGTTGCGCATGTAATGATTGTCCACAGAATCCATTTGAGCCCTTGCTTGATTATCAAAGTACTGTTTTCTAGATTCCAAGTATTCGGTAGAGACCTTGCACAACATTAAGCCTCCAATTTCTACGTTGCCGTTTTCGTTGCCTTGCACCATTAGTTCTGGATGGTCTGCAGCTTTTACTGGTTCCCAACCTTCACGGAAACGTGTTGAAACGTTTGTTTGGTTAGACTGACCTAATATTGCTGTAGCAATCCATCTAAAACTATAGCCTGGTTCCGGTGTCGGATCAGGTAATGCGCTAGAAGGTATGTAAACGTTGCGGGTTGTTTTTTCACGAGTTTCAATCTCGCGTGGATTACGTGTATTAGCCATTTTTGGCCTCCTGTTTTAAGTATTCTTGAGCATAAAGATCGCGGGGGATTCCTAACCTATCGGCAAGTGCTGCTGCCGAAGCGGATATCTTGACTGACTTCTTGGCCCCCGTAGTACGAGTAGCAGAAGCAACAACCGTCGATGGCTTCTTAGCTGGTTCCGAAGTCTTGCGACTTTCAGGTTCCTGGAATACTTCCGGGAATACACTTTTTAAGCGGCCGTCAATGCGGTCGAAATATTCATCACTTCGAGGGTCGACACCCGTCGAGACTAGCTTTTGGTGCAGTCCAAGAGCGAAGGCTGTCATATCTTCGTACCCCGGAGATCCGAACCACTGGTTTTTTGCTTGCCAGCGCAAGGTCTTTTCGTCGGTCTGGGGTGTATCTTGTCCCGATGTTTGTAGTTGTACAGGAGTTTCGTAGTTTTGTAAAGGGGTTGGCTTGAAATTTTTTGCTGCTTCTTTTTCAAACATAGCCTCAGTCAATGCCTCATTAGCTGCAATGATGGCATCAGTGTCGTAGGATTCCTGTGCTTCTTTCAATTTACGGCGCGCAGCATCGAGTTTATTCTCTGCTGCTGTCTTCATCATATCTTGATAGGTAACTTCGCCTGTCTGTACGTACTGCTTCAAGCGTTTGTTCTCTTCAAGGACTTGCTGTGCTAAACGTAAAGCCTCTTCCCGTTGACGTTCCGCTGCTTCTTTTGCACGACGTTCGTCGTGGCGAGCATGGGTCAGTTCTTTGATTCGGCCCTGCACACCTTTGGTGTAGCCTTCGATTTCTTCCTCAGAAGGATCTTCAACTTCACGGTTAAGCGGCTTGGCAAATCGGTCTTTCTCGGGGGTATCATCCTCAATAATGATGTCTGTTTCTTCCCCTTCTACGGAAATATCCAGTTCATCTGTAGGATTATCCAGAGGATTTACGCTATCCACCTCATCTGGAAACTTAAATTCTTGTGCCATAAACTACTCCTTAATAAGCACCGAAATAACGCTCGGTGTGTACGTTTGACTTGCGCCGGTTCCATTCGGCGGGTACTACTTGTAAGTTGCTAGCTACGCTTAAACCGCCTTTTGACACAGGAACAATGTGGTCTACATGCCAAGAAAAGCCTGTAATAGCGCTGCGCTTACGCATAAGATCGACTGCTTCAGTAAGAACTAGCCTGTCAAACTCGGGTAAGTTCTTTTCAAAACTACGGCGAACTATCTGGTATCTAAGTTTTGCTTGTTTTCTAGCTTCAGAAAGCGGTTTAGCACTTCTACGTTTTTCATATGCTGCCTTACCACCAACTGCTACATAGGCTGCGTCTTCTTTCCGTTTTTGTGCTTTACCTTTTTCAGAAGAGTAATACTTTCGTTTAGCCGCTTTAACCTTTTCAGGGTTTGCGGCTCTCCAAGCTCTAAGATATTCAGTTCTAGTACGCACGCGTGATTCCCCTTGGGTCCTCGACAACTGCTTCTACTTGGTCGTCGTTGATAATCCGAAACTCTTTTCCGTAAATCATTACACGGGTTCCTGAGTACGCCCGAGTGATAACAAAATCACCCTCTTTACACCAAGCACCTGTTGGAAATTTTGTTTCGTCTTTATAAGCGAGATCGCCAATCTTTAAAACAAATAAAACTGGAGAAGTCTGTTCTTCGATCTTCATAGTTTCTTTTGCTTTTTTAATCAGTGAGTTCTCGAACTCGTCCTTAGCTTCAATCAGAGCGCATAAAATTTTCCACCCTTTTGGATCAGGTAGTTGTTTTGCTGCTTGCTCATTAGCGATATCTGCTTCGTCCATTGCTGCTTGCTCCGCCTGTGAAGTTGGAGATACTACGCCCGGTGGCAGGATTAACCCTTCCGGTGGTAATGCGATGGTTTCACTCATCGTTGTCTTCTTTCAGTTTGTCAGCGAGGTCAAGTAAGTGGCGCTCTGCGAAAGCTAGACCTCGAATCACTCCGCAAAGCTCTTTGTACTGCTCAAAGCTAGAACACTGACCATTTGCCAAATCATCAGTGTAGTTGTTCATATCTGTGCGCAACTTGTCACGCATTGCGGCTACGAACTGAGCCGTTAGTAGATCGATCACTCTTCAGTGCCTCCTTCAGGGGTTTGGTGTTGCTGTAAAAGATTAGTCTGGTGCTTAAACAAATCCGCCGCGGTATCTATCTGTTTGTGCTTATCCTTTTGAGCAATATCTGCAACTTTCAAAAGGCCTTGTGTAGCATTAGTACGGAAGGTATCGTGGTGCATTTGTTGCTTATCAATAAAGTCTGTAGCAACGCCAACAGCTTTCTGCACTTTTTCACTATGCATTTGCTGCGCCTTAAGTTGCAGTTCTTGTTCACGGAATGCATTATCAGCTGCGTCTTTTGCTTTCTTGCGTTCAAGTTCACCTTGTTTAACTTGCTGATCAATTAACTGTGCTTGTAGAACAGGGTCTTGGGCATTTTGCTGTGCTTGTTGCTGAGCAGCTGTAGCTTGGCTTTGGGCCAATACTTGTGGGGCAGCTTGGGCGACCAAACGAGAAATCTGAACTTCAAGGCTTTGTGGGATATCGTCTTCTGGATCAGGTAACGGAGCGCCCAAGGCAGCTTCGATCTTAGCTCTATAAGCGTATCCAAGGTGTTCTGCAATATGTGATTCCATTGCAGCTTGAATGGCTTGTGCCTGTGGGTTCTGCCCAATCAACTGCATAATTAACGGGTCTTGCATAGCAGAAGTGTGGACCTTAATGTGCGCTTCGTGGTCCTGATACATAAACGCTTTCATTGGCTTACCTTTAAGGGCGGCCATATTTTCTGCTACAGGGTCACGGGGCTTCTGGTCATCATCCAAAGGAACAAGTTTGTCGGCATTCTTAATACCAATAACATCAAGCATTTGCCGATGTAGCTGTGGAAGATTGTAGATTTGTGGTGCTGATTGCGCAAGCTGAATAACGGCTTGGTATTGGACTACCCGTTGTGACAACGTAGCTGCATTAGGGTCTGAAACTGGGATTACATCAACCAAACTGTAGTCAGATTTTTTGGCAGAAACAGGGCCTTCTTCTGGTTCGTAGTTATAGTCTTCTTCAGTATAGTCGCGGATAATACCGGCTAGCAGTTTTAGTTCTTGGCGAAGTGCATAATGCAC